GCCTCACGAACCTTTTCTTTGCCTTCGAAGTCCATCATGTCGATGGTGGCAAGGGCCTGATCCGTCATTTGCGGGTTGAAGAACCCCATCTGGTAGAACTGCAATGCAAGCTCGTTCTGTGCCGTCCTGCTGTATGGATTGGACTTCTGAGCCTTCACCTTGATGTCAAAGACGGGCTCTTTTGTGGTGAAGTCCATACCGAAAGCGCTGGTCTGCTGTGCCTGCATATCCGAGTTATCAAACTCGATATACTCCGGGCTGCCGTTCTCGCCAGTGATCCGGAAGGCACGCGGGAGATCGTAGAACTGACGGACCAGTTCAATAACGATATAGCAGATCTCTGTATAAGCCCTGTAAGAACCCTTGATCATGTCTCTGGAGCCTTTGGAGCCTGCCTCCTGCAGCGCAGCGATAGCACTTGCTGCAGTCACACCGGCCGTTGTGCTGCCCTGCGAGAAGTCCCTGTTGCCGCTGGTCTCTTTGAGCTCGTCGATTTTTGCCTGCAGGACAGCCAACGCGTTACCGGAAAGCTCTTTGGTCTCAATCGGTCTGAGGTTATCTTCATTCGGAGATCCGGAAGTGTGAACAATCTGCTTCCGCGTGTCAAGGAACTCCTCTTCGTTGATCCCCATTGAACTCTTGCCAAAGTACCGGGGCTTAGCCGCCCAAAGTGCATTGTCGAGGATAGCGCCGTCAAGCCGGTCTATAAACTCCTGCGGATTCCTCATGATGTCGATGAATCCGAATCCTGCGGGCGTTCCCTTCTCTTCATAGAGCACATCCAGTACGAACGGATACCTTCCATGATTATAGAAACCGGTCTCCGCGTACTTTGGATCATCCTCGGATGCGTACAAAATCACATCGTCAACGTACTGGACGTAATGCAGGACGTCTCCGCTGCCGTGATTGACCTTGTAGTACCAGTCGACCACAACTGATTTGTGGCTGGTATCAACATGATCATCGTAATGGTATTGCTTTGCAGACAACCCGCTTTCGCGGAGCTTCCCGCGCAGTTCCGGATGTGCCGCTTCCAGCTGGTCATTGTCCTTCAGTGTAAGCAGGAATACGTCTTTGGAATCCTGAATATCCTGGATGCCAGGCTCCCAATACAGGTTAAGGACGTCGATCTGGCGTATATCCACGTCTCCGATCCCGTTGAGGAGCGTTGGATTGTAGAAAACGCCGTAGATTCCGACGCCATTCTTCAACTTGTCCCACCAGACGGAGCTATAAGTGGCTTCGAAGTCACAGTTTTCCATGATAACCGGCAGGATACTGGACAGCTGCTTTGCCGCTCCTTCGTCGTCCGCAGATCTCGGCAGGACTGCAGGCTCCGGAGAGTTATCCATAGCGTCTGCGTGCTTATTCATGATGGAGTTGAAAAGCCATGCGCTGACCGGCTTTGCGTTGAAGTTCTGCTGTTTGTTTTCAAAGCTCCGGGGCGCATGATGGAAGTTCTGCCAGTGCTGCAGCTTCCACCAGTCTTCACCCTCAATCACTTTGTCGTCGTAGTTGGTTTTTCCTTCCTTATATCTTTCCAGTCGTCCCTGCGCCGCTTTAAGCTCCGCCTCCCCGATTGCGCGGCGTGGAGCTGCTGCAGGTACAGGCGCCGGATCGGGTCTTGATACGCCAGCCGCCATTGATACCGGCTGGATGTTAACGGGAATATCAGGCATATAATCCTCCTCCTCCTCTTCTCGGCTGCGTCCACTGGTTCAGCGGATCCTCGGCCGGCATTATCTTTTGTTCCGCCTTGCGCGGGTTGATTGGATGCTCCATAAAGAGATACCGCGCTTCATCGTAGATATGATCTTCCAGGGTAGTGTCTATATCCTCTACTTTCTTTTCGTCATAGATCAGTATCGGTATGGTCCTGATGAAGTTCCTGCAGGATTTGAAGCAATAGAACATCGGGATACCCATCTTGTCGAACGCCAGGCGGTAATGGAACTGCATCTTTCCCGCAAGTCTGGCATGATCTCCCGGCGAAAAGTAGATGCGCTCCTGCTCCATCATCTCTGCGATGCTCTCGCCGTGGGACTTATCCCAGATGGCCGGGTCCGCGATTCCGGAGATCTGCTTTCCTTTTAAATTGGGATCAGTGCTCTCTATCTCTCGGATAGTCTTTGCTATCTCCTGCGGCGTCAGCATCAGGCCGACGTTCGGTTCCCCGGTGCATCCATAGTATTCCCGGATGCGATAGATCTTGCCGACATGATCCACGGCATACCAGCCAACGGAAAAAGGTTTTGCATACCCAAAATCGAAGCTCCGGTAGATCTTCCAGGAAGAATCCACGGGAAAATCATCAATGACATGAGTCCATCGCCGGTCCTGGTAATGATTAGGATCATCCCTCCACTCCACAAAAACCTGGCCAACAAAGCTGTTCCAGTCTCCGTAAAGCCACGCCTTCCTTCGCGCTTCCGGTAGGTTCTCCAGCTCATCCACGTATTCCGGGTGTGCTTCCAGAAGCACCTTGTTGTCGTAGACCAAAGACTGTATGAAGCTGTACTGCTCTGGCTTCTCCTTGCCGACGTACTGCCGATCTACAAACAGGCGCTTGATATAGGCGTGTCCCTTCCCGCCGGGGTTACAGGTGTAATACGTTCTCAGCGGGAAATCTGGGTTTGTACCACGGACACAGGCATTAAGATCATGGATCTGCTGTTCTGACAGCTGCGTTGCTTCATCCAGATACAAAACGTCCACTTCTGTTCCTTGCATACGGTCTGTATCACTATCTCTGTCGCAATACGCGAATCGGATCGTGCTGCCGTTTGGGAACCGGATGATCTTTTTTGAGTCATTGTACTTGAACGGGCAGCCTGGTCTTCCAATACCGAGCAGCTTACGGAATGGTGCAATGTGGTTTGCTTCAAGCTCCGGGAAGCTCTTTCTGACGATCATTTGTGCTATCTCCGGATACTTACACGCCAGCAGGACCGCTTTAGTCCTTACTGCCCAGCTCTTCCCGCTCAGCCGCCACGAGCGCCCCCGAATCCGACATGTCTGTGTGTATCACGCAGAAACAGATCCTGTTTTGAATTTGGTTTTCCGAGAGCGATTGTGGTCATTGGCATCACCTCCTTCCGCATAGCAGAAACGCCACCCTTTCACATGCTTCCGCTTTCCTTTCAGGACATCAGAGATATGACGTGAATCAAGGTACCTCTCAGCCTCACTTACACTTTCAAAAAACCTGTGGTTATCTGCGGGAGATATCCCAATGATTGGTATTTTCCTGGACTCGTTTTCTCTTTTCGCGCCCTCTATTACAGAATCCCAAAGACCGGATTGAAGCGCATGTTTTGCGTTTTCTGCATTTGACACCCACTCCAGATTGGAAGCTCGATTGTCTGTCTTATCACCGTTAATGTGATTCACCTGCGGTTTTTCTTCCGGATTGCTGATATAGGCTTTTGCAACCAAGCGATGTACCTTGTACACGTATTTCTTCCTGTCCAGAGTTACCCGGAGACGAAGATATCCCTTTTTATCCAGTGTTGTTTTAAGTATGCGGCCATCTCTTAGTAGTGATTTAATTCTCCCCCGATCACTTACAAGCAATCTACCGCCGGTTCCATCAATCTCTTTCCACTGTTCCATAAATGATCTCCTTTCAAAGTGTGATCAATCACCGTACTCATCGCATCCCTCGATTCTGATAGCAACAGATCTGTCTTCTCCGCCGCCCTGGTCCGGGTGCTGTCCCATCATTTTTAATAGAAACTCCATGCAAGGCAAGTTCCCACGCATGGCGTTACGCTTCAGAGCCTTTATCATGATCTCCTGTTCTTCTTTCGTAAGGCCGTCCTGCAGTACCTCTTTGAATGTCTTTAGAGCTGCCCTGGACCGGCCAGACGCCTTGCCGCCCTTTTTTCCTTTTCTTTCCGCTTCCTTTCCGCTTCGGATGCGGTTTTCCGGTGAAGGATTTGGATTAGCCACGCACATCACCCTCCTCCACGGCATTCCAGTCCATGCCGTACTGGTCCAGGATCACCCGGAAGTCCTCAATGTCATGCGGCCGGATCTTTAAGTATCCGTTGTCCTCCATGCCAATGTGCAGCAGCTCGTGGTACATTAAGATCTCCAGCTGCGTATCATCCATGAGCATGGTATTTGGCTCGTAGAACACGATCACAAAATCATACGGGATGAAAGCCTGCCAAAGCGCTTTTACCTTATGGCACTCTGCAAATATGATCTTTTCATCCTTCTTTTTGTCTTTGCTGGACATGACATATCCAACCCTGATTCTGGATTCTCGGATCCACATCAAATCAGGACGGTCACGGATCACCCGGCGTCCCAGCTCTCTCAATGTTTTTGATTTTCTACATACTTCTGCGCTCATAGCATCATCATGACAGTTTTCAAAAGCCTTTTACGCCCTCAATCAAAAAGGACCGGTCATTTCGACCAGTCCTCTTTCTTCTTATTTGCCATACACCATGCCTGATAATATGGGCAGGCCCTGTATACGTCGTCGCAGAGCAGCGCCTTCATCTCCAGCGTTTCATCTATATTAGTCAATCGGATCACCGTAGACGCGTTAAAGCCGAAGCCCGGTGCGATATAGCTACACTGGACCCCAGCGATACGCCCCTGTCCGGATCTGACCACGGATTCATAGAGGGGGCATTTAGCTTTAGCTCCTTGATTGACGTAGAATCCCATAAAAGTTACTGGCTCCTCATTGCATACGGTTTCATTATCGGATTAAATCCAAGCTTCAGGCATTTCTGCATTGCCATTGTTTTGATGTCTTCCGGGATGGACGT